CGGCTAAAATATAAATTATCTGCCATAGTTTATCTCCTATGCTTGAAAAGACTTGGACGTGAACGTTTGTTCGTGCCAGTATTTTCTAATATCGAACCTCTAAAAGTATTTCACCTACTCCTAAAGGCTCTAGCACCCCCTCGTCAGTATCAATACTAAGGATGGTGATTTGTTGTGTATACTGAACATTTCCTTGACGATCAGTATACTGTAAACGTGAATTATCTTCTACTACACTTTCTACATCTTCGAGTAGTTTATCGAGAGCATCTACTGCGTCTTCTTCTCGAACGTAGATACGAATTGTTACACTTAAAAAGCGGTCTTTATATCCGCCTCCTTGATAGTCTCGAGTCTCAGAGCCTGCGTTTAAATGAATTGCAGGAAAATCTTCAACCTCATCCCAAAATTTTAAACGAGGAGACACATTGCCATAAACATTACTTAAAAAATCCCCGGTTCCGTTTATGTCTTTAAATTTAGTTACGAGAGCATCAACTATAGACTGTCGACGAGTTGTATATAATCTATTACTCATTATACTCTCCTAGTATATAATCTTACTGTTACTAGTTGCGCTGCTATCTCTCTAATAGACCTATCAATAACTCTTCGAGGATCTCGATCTACGCTGCCTTGCCTGAACCCCGGTTCAAAAGTTTGGTAGGGATTTTTCATATAAGTATATCCTACGCTCGGAAATCCTTTTGTTGTAGGAACAACTTCTGTTACTCTCACTGAGCTAGCAAACCGACCTGTTCTATACTCTAGTCCAGGTCTACCCATATTTTTAGCTACAGTGTCTGGCAGTTGTCTATTAATTAGTTCTATAAATCTTAACAAAGAAATGGCGCTTCCACCACCCCTTGTTGCTGATGTTCCACTTTTTCTACCTCCCCCTTTTTTCACTGCTGCTAAGGGAAGGGCGCTATTTACAACTCTTCCAGATTTTCTTTTCTGAGACGAGGTAGCATTTCTTTTTGTGGCTTTAGGCTTTTTAACTTTAGTAACTTTTACGTTTTTACTTCTAGCTTTGCCAAGCTCTGTCATTACACTGTAGTTTACTTGCTTTACTTTGAACTCTTCTATAGAATCTGAACCTTTTATGCCTTGTATAGGTTCTTTACTTTGTAGTTTTTCAATAGCCATTTTCAGTTGCTTTCTAAATTCGGATTTGTCTCGTCCAGACATAAAACCTGTAGTCTGGTTTTCTACCCTACTTTGAGCAAATATAGCGTGACTATCCGTTTTGTCGTCTCTTACAAAGCCTATGTCAATGCCCAGAGCTTCAAAATTGTTTGCAACATTATCTTTTAAAATCTGCCTAGTATACTTTTCATTTATAGCGGTATCAATTGCATCCGCCACTCTAGACTCTAAAATTCCTTGTCCTTCTTCGTGCCCACCTTCAATAAGATCTGAGCCGAATTGAATTTCAGTATTTGTTTCCTCTAGATAATTTTCGTAAGTTTTTTGATCAAATCTTTTATTTACTTTATTAAGTTTTTTACCATAGTTAGCTTTTAAATACTCGTTTAAACTTAATACAAAACTATCTAATTCTGTTTTATATAACTTTTTTAACTTATCAAAATTATTATAGTTCTTATCTGTTCTCGGGTTTGTTTCCGTGGCAATAATTACTTTTAGAGAATATTGATTTCTTCGTATTATTACACCGCGAGTCTGTTTAAATGATTTTGCATTATTAGCACAAGCTGTGAGAATATTTCCTGCACCTTTGTACATAAAGTTTTGAATATCTTGAGAGTTAAACTCTTTCGATAACTTTCTAAACTCAAATTCTTTTTTTAGTGCTTCTACAAAACGATTTGCATTGAATGTAAAAGACATCTCTCGACCATCAGCTTCTTTTCTGTATTGCGAGCTGGACCCATAAAGTTCTTTATCAAGCTTAGTTAAGAATCTTATAAGACTTTGTCGACTCACGGATTAAGTTTATACAGATCAAGAACACGCTTGATGTGATCTGGAAAAGCAGGACTATTTCTCATACTGGACTCACCAGTTTCTCTGGTTGCGCCTGAAAGAGTTTGCCTGGTTTTATATTCGTCTTTTGCGTAGAAAGTAATTAAATCTACTACTGCTAGTTTAAGATCTAATGGAGTATCTTCATACCCCGCAGTATAAGTAACTTTTACAGAGTTTGGCCCTTCCGGCCAATCTTTGTAGGTATTTGAGTTTGTTCTAATTAGACTGTCTGTTTTATCATCTAAAAAGTATCGAGTAGATTCAAGTGCGGTATAGTCTCCTCCAAAATTTTCTCTAATTTCTACCGAAGAAATATTTAGAATGGGACTTTCTGTTAGTTGAATTAAATGAGTGCCATAATCTAAACTAAAATACTCTACTTTGGGAGTTGTGTAGTAATCTACAATACTATTTGCACAGTAAGTTTTTACTAATTGACTTATTGAAGGCACTAACAGTTCAAGCTTGTCATCGTCTTTAGTCGACGAAATGCCTTGATAAGTTTTATAATCGTCTAATGTAATTAAATCTGCCATATAAGTAAATTAGTAAAAACTTGGGGAGGCGAACCTCCCCAGTTTATTTAGCTAGCTATTAGTTAGCGTTGTTGTATCCAACGTAGACAGCTGCTGACTTGTTTGCAGCTCCGTCAAAGAGCTCATCGAAGCCAAGGTGCTGTGAAGCAACAAGGATACGACGCTGAGCCGCTACTTCGTAGTCTTGCTCAACGGTTACGCCGCGAAGACGTGGCATTACAAAGTTGCTTGGGTTGATACAGAATGCACCACCAAAGCCGTCTTCTACATCTGCAGTAAAGTTATCAGAAACAACTACTGGAGAGCCGAAGACCATACCAACTTGACCCGCGAGACGTAGAGCCATATCCGAACCTACCTCATCAACAGTTGCAAATTCGCTATCATTGAGCAGATCATAGTAGTGTGCCTGACTTACAATATAAACAAGCTCACTTGGGTTAAGACCGTAAACGCCCATTGCAACACGTGCTTTGTTCAACATTGCAGCTCTGAAAGTTGGGAAGTCAGCGGCAGTTGCTGCACCCCAAGTAACGCCTGAGTCTGTAGCCAGACCGTTAGTACCGTCGGTGCCACCTAGACCAGTGATCTTGCTGTTGTTACCCTGAAGGATTGCCTTATCTACTGCGCGAGCGTGAGCACGTGCAATTGATTGAGTAAGCATAGGCATGATGTTGATAAGAACCTTCTCGTCGATATAATTATCGAGGAAAGAAGTTGAGATCAAACGATCAACTTCAAGAGTCTTCTGGTTTACAGCATAAGTGTTGCTAGTGTAAGCATCGTTTGCAGTTCGGTTAGTTACACCAGTACCGTTGCCGGCGTCGCCGTTGTTATCCTCATTAAGACCGCCAGTTGACCACTTAGCAAAGCTAGTGTCTGACTGCAGAGGAATTACTGTAGACTGTGACTCAACAGGCATTTCACGGAAGAGGCTAGCAAGACGAAGCTCGAGCTGAATTTCTTCCTCAATACCTTGAGATACTACGTTATCAATACCGAGAGAAGAACCAGCAGTGTAAGAAACACCTGCCTTCTCGAGGATTGACTGACCAAAGTCAGTGTTCCAGCCCTTACCAGTGATAACACCAGCGAGGTGGCCTTGAACCAACTCTTTCTTGTGAGCTTGTAGACGCTCAGACTCTGAACGACCGTCAGCGAATACACGCTTAGACTCACGCATTTTAGTCAACTCTTCTTCCTTCTCAGCAAGTTGAGCACCAAACTGCTTCATTACTTCGTCCATCTTAGCATCTTTCTCAGCGAGCTTAGCTTCGACGTCTGCCATCAAACGCTCAGCGCCTGACTCGATACCAGTTTTAATTACAGTTTCCACTTCTGCCTGCTTAGCGGCTTCAGCTTCTGCTGCTTCTGCAACTGCCTTAGCTTCTGCTTCAGCGGCTGCTTTTTCTTCGGCCTGCTTCATTGCGATTTTTGCGGCAGTCTCATCTGCTACGCGCTTCGCGAATGCTTCGAGGTCGATTTCGGGAGTTTGTACTTCCGACATATTGATCTCCTTTTGAACCGTTTCTTCGGTTTCATCCGGTGTGTCACTAGCTATTAATGAATCTTCATCCTTAGCCAGAGACTGACCGGCTAGATCTACACTATTTTTGAAAGTTTTTTTGAATTCATTATACTCTTCTATAGAGTTAAATGACTTCGCGAGCGAAAAAGTAGCTGCTTGGTTACAAGGTACCGATACTACTGATACTTCAAACAACTCAGCGTCCTTAATCTTTAATCCGTCGGTTTCCGTAAGGTAATCAGCATCCTTGACTCGGAAGCCGACAGAAAAAGCTCCAAGGATACCTTCTTTAACAAGCTGTGCCACATGATCGGGCGCAGATTTAGAAATTTTAGCCTTTAGTTCTAGACCGTTATCAGTGACTTTAAGTCCTGTAGCGCGTCCGATTGGCTTATTGTAATCGTGATTGAAAAGAATGATAGGATTCTTTTCGAAGTTGTTAAGACCACCTTTTGTCCAAGCAGTTGCGTCAATAGTATCACCAGCACGGTCAAAATCACTTGTGCTAGCCATTCCGCAAATGTGAACGCCTCCGTCATCTTCGTCGAGGGCTTTAAAGGTAGACGTTAAATTGAAAATCTTTTCCATTACGACTCCTTCTTAACAGGTGCTGCTTTTGGCTTTGGTGCCGGAGCAGGCTTTGCCGGAGCTGTTTTTGGCTTAGGTGCCGGTGCCGGCTTGGGAGCAGGAGCAGGCTTATGAGCTTCTGCTGCATGCTTATAAACGTGAGGGTGGTATGATAGCATCATGCCGACCAACTTCGCCCAGCGATTATCAAAATCTTGACGCAATTCTCGTTGAAGAATTGGATTGTGGTCTACAATTTTTAAGTATTCCTGATGAGTAATATCAGGTTTAATATTATATTGAATTACTTGAGAGGCAAGTCTATTTACCATCTCCAGTTTAACTCTACGTCTAATCATTAGTTTCTTCCTCTACGGGTCTACCGCCTTCGGCTGGATTGGCTGCGCTACCTGCAATATTTGCTGGGACTCGTATATCTTCACAACCCGCCATTTCGTCAAAGTTCATTGCTACTCGAGCTTCGTTTGCTGTTAATATTCCAGAGTTTACGAGAGTAGAATAGTAAGCTGCTTGATCTCGTAATTCAGGCTGAAGTGCTGGAATATCGGTAACATCTTCAATAATTGTAAACCCAAAATATCTTTCGTATGCCTTTGAAATCTTTTCAATAATTGGCATAATTGTTTCTAAGTAGTAAAGTCGCATATTGGGACGAATATTTGCATTGTTCCCTGAGTCTAATAAAATTGGGGGAACGCCCAGCGCCTTTAATATAATTTTTTCGTTTTCTGCTATTGCTGCTTGAAAATCTAACTCTTTAAAGTTTACATCAGAGACAGAATCTATTTCTAGTCCACCGTCTAATACTAGAGGTCTACGGCCTCCGCTTTCTGGACTATAACGAGCACTCCAAGCTTGAATCATTCTCTCTTTAATTTTCTCTGAGAGGGTATTTGGTGATTTAAGAACAAGACCTGGAACAGCGCCATTTTTAAAGAAATTATCTTGAAAATCTCGCATTCTCTTCATCAAAACCATTGTTCGAAGAGCGGGCTTGAGTCTAGAAACTCCTCTATAAATAGAGTAAAAAGAGTTTTCTTTAATATGAATAATTTCTGAGGGCTTAAAAACAGTTCCACCGTCAAAAGTGTAACTCTCAATATAAGTAGTTCCACTTGCAGTTATAGTCATTTTATTTGCTGGCAAATGGTATAAGTGCACGCCATCAAAATAAATAAAGATATTTCCGTCAATAATGTAGTCTGTAATTAGATTTCTACGAAAGGAAGAAATATCTTGAAAAGGGTTTGGCTCTGTATTTAATAAAAGGTCAATTCTACTACCTTTTATTCCTTTAACGACGGGCATTCCTTTTGTTTGGCCCATTACTTTAAAGTTTATTTCAGAGCAGTCATCGACAACTATATTTACACCACGATTTACAATCTCTAAATCTTCGTAAGCTCTTTCGTAGCTGATAGTTTGCTCACGAGAAGGCTCCGTAGTATTTCTGTAGTAGGGCTGTATAGGGTTGAGTTTTTCTTCCTCAGCCTCCATATCTTTTCTACCAATTAGTCTGTCATACCATGCCATGCTTATCTCTTTGAATTTCTACCCAGCGCATTTGCTTTTTTGCAGTGCCTAAGCCTGGATTTCTGCCATATAGACGATGTAGTTCCATATGGTGTGAATGACAAAGAGTTACTGTTTCATCGTATAACTCTGTCCAATTTTCTTCTATAAACTCATCTCGCCAAATTACTATATATTCATCAGTATAGTGCTCTGGCCTTTCTCGTTGTTTTTTCTTCAACCACTCTCTAAGTAATGGGGCTAAAGTGTAAAAATGATGAAAATCGAGTTCCTTTGAGACACCGCAAATGTGACATTGGGCACCCTTATTATACTTTGATTTAGCTCGATCTCTAATATATTTTACCGGATCTCTTTTGAGCTTTTTCATTTTGAATTATAGCCTCTGTTAGATAAATTGTCAAACACTATTTTTCTTTGGTATCTCTAGAACCCGGTCTGAGTTGTTTCAAATGAATATAGTGCGTATCTAAGAGCATCTGCCATGTGCGATGCTCTATTATGTTTGGGTTTTTCTTTTGCTAGATTTGGATTAGGATCCCACTGGTATTGATCTAAACAAGATAATACTTCTGAGCATTTTTGGTCTACTAATAAAGTATCATTATCTACAATCCCTGCAACTTGTGCGATACCATCAAGTACAGACTTTTTGGCATTGATAGTAGATATATCATAATTTTGTGCAAAGTCAAATCGAGTTTGTTGTGCTGCAGAATCAATGTAAATATAATCAATATTCCATTTTTGAATCAAGTTTCGTATAACAGTAGCATGTTGTTCAGTGGTTTTTTCAGCATCTAAGTATTCATCTAAAACATAGTATTTTTGCTCATCCCAATCATAAGCTATCACGCATACAGCAGTTGGATCACGATACCCGACATCGAGACCAGCAAAAACATCCATGCGGCGAGTATCGAGCTCTTCATTATTAGTGACGCACTCTTCATGATTGAAGTTCCATATTTGACCTTCATACGTATTAAAATCCGCTTCGTATTCTTGACGAAACTCAGCGTCTGACATTGACTTACGAGCTTCACTAATATCCATCTCAGACATGCGGGGATTATCTTTATAAGTCGCTCTAATTGAACACCATTCTGGGAATTCATCGTTGAAGCCTCTATCGAAGAATTCTGCAAACCAGTTGTTCCTGCCTCGAGGAGTCGAGATAAAAATAGCTTTGGAGTTATCTTTATCTAGAGTGGGACGTAGTGCGACATTAAATGCATCTTTACCGTCTGCTAACGCTGCCTCGTCGAATATGATTAAATCATAACTACGGCCCACACAGGAATCAACTTGGTTAACAGAACCCATTCGAACTGTTGAGCCATTACTCAATTCAATTACTTTATCTTTTGCATTATCTTTTGTTACTTCCAAGTCAAAATGTTTAATTAGATTTCTTTGTAAATCGAAAGAAATCTGAGACAAGGAGTAGTTAGGTGACATTATAAGAATGTTAGAACCGGGCACTAGTGATACGAGTTGCCCTATGATGTTGGCGATGTATGTTTTGCCTTGACGCCTTGAAACGGCGGCACAGACAAAGCGATACTTCGGATTATTGATCGCATTTATAATTGCTTTTTGCGAAGGAAGAGCTTCAACTCCCAGTAACTCTAAGTATTCGTTTACTGGAAGTTTTAGAAACCTTGTCTCAGATTGTAAATCAAAAATCTCGTCAGGAGTTATATCTCTCCGACTAATTTGTACTGCCATAAATTACTCACATACTTCAGAGTTTTCTGAAATTATAGTCCGTATTCTGCATTGCTCTCGCTCTACTAACTGTAAACGATCTTGCTCTGCTTTTGTTAGTTCTCGT